ATTCCAGACGTATTCATCGTCAATCGAAGTAAATATCCAACGGCTGCATAGAACAACACACCGACTGCAAAGAAGGCTGAGTTGTCGATACTACGTTTGAAGCAGCTCATAGCGAGCGTCTCTAATAACACGATCAAGAGCACATACCAATACACGCGTGGAATGCCCATTTATGTAAAGGTGTGATTTATTGCATACGAGTTGAAGCATCACGAAGAATGAGTTTGGTATCCATTGTAGCAGGTGAGAAGAAGTCATCCACGACCTTTTTCACGACCTTTTCATCGAAGGGCTTGCATGAAAAGACATCTAAATACAGATCGTCGCTCTCCTCTACGAAATGAGCGCAAATGTTAGACGTCTCAATCAACTGAACCAAGGTAAATCCTTTTTTGTTACCGGTTCCAAACATCACGATCTCAGGTTTTCCGTAGGCGACCATGTCAATTTTATTGACGAGTGTAGAAGTGAAGATTCCAATATGTTTTGCAGATCGAATTGAGGCAGGAATGCAGTTGCGTCCGTTCAAAATCAGATGGTATCCCCAATATGTCATATATTATTAGGACATTTAATTGCTGTAAGCCAGTCCGCCCATACCGCTCATAATACGGAAGATGTTGTAGTTGACGGCATAGATTCGGAAGTTGAAAGGATACAATTTGCTTGGAAAGTTGCCTGCACCTCCAGAGGTAATACTCTCGTACACTAAGGTGGCTGTATCAATACGTGAGAAGTTGCAAGTGCCTGAAGGTTGGTGCTCCTCAGGGCTGATAGCAAAGGAATACACGTTGATAGGGTTGAATGGTTTCTGGGACTGAACGTTATTCAAGGATCCAAGCATAGCGGTGGATCCAACCGTTCCAAAAATATTGAGTTCATAAGTTCCTGCACCTCCTGTACCCGTTCCGTAGCCTGAAATAAAGGTTCCAACGGGAACGCCTATACCCGTGATCAACATATTCACTGCAATGGTTCCAGTCACAGCAGATGCTGTTAACACATTTCCAGCAATGACACCTGTGAAGGATGCTTGAGTTGCACCACCGTTTGCAGAGGTTGCAGTTGTCGCAACTCCATTACGAATGGACCAGAACGCACCGCCTGAGTGATGTTGGTAAGGTTGGACCTTCCAGAAATAATCACCAAATCGCTCATCAAATCGATCCTGTCCGTTGATTTGGATGCGTGCCTTGAAGACGATGTCATCGTAGGTGAAGGGTTGAGTGTATCCGAGTGTAGCCGTGACAGCTGAACCACAATCTGTCTTACGTGCGTCTTGGAACACCCAAATCAACTCCTTGACTGGATGGTTGAGAGTAAGATCGAGACGTCCTGAGGCAGTGTTGATGGTTTGAGGAATTCCAGTTTGAAGCTGGTCGATCAAATACTCGTGGCTCTCTTGTGCGAACCTGCGTCGCTCCTCAACATCGAGGTAAATATAATCCATATACATCGCCATATCCTGGATGTCTGGAAGAGCTGCAGCAGCTTGAGAAATGTTTGAATAGGCTCCCGTGCTGACCAAATCCGTTGCGGCTCCCAATGTGATATTGAAGCGAACCTCGTGGTATTGGAGGGCGATCAAAGGCAATGCAAGACCTGGATTACGGTTGAACCAGAACTGGAGAGGAATGTAAAGAACTGCAGGGCGACCACCGCACGATGTGGTGGTGGTGGAGGTTCCACCGTACACTCCACCTACCATCGAGTCCAACTTGACGGAGGTATCAAAGTTTGCTGTCAAACACTCCCACAAAAAGAGCCATTCACCGTAATGGGTGTCGATGATCTGTCCACCAATTTCTACCTCAATCTTTTTGAGAAGGAGGTATCCAATACGTCGCTGGTCGTCACCAGACCAAATAACAGGATTGGTTTTTCCAGTAGTAGTATCTGGAAGAACGACTTGGACATAGGTTTTCCAGATCAAATCGGCATTGCGATTGACCACCGCCACGAGACGCTGTCCATAGTTGGGTGCGCCGGTAAAGTTGACGCGGAATGGTTCAATGGCAAAATTCGTATGACGCTTGTAGAGGACCTTCCAGAAGGTGATGTGAGGATTTCCTGTAATATATGCGTCCTGAGCACCATAAGCGACAAGTTGTAGAAGACCGCCTCCCATTTGTGTTTATACTCTCAGAGGATAAATTCTACTTCAACAGCGTCCGCGCACAGAGTGTATACATAAACAATGTATTCACCAGGGCGATGAGTAACGTAGGCGCTGAACGAAGGAGCATGGAGAAACCAGCTGCAGGACGCTTGGTCATGACATATACATCAACACCCACGACGAAGACAGATAATACGACGACGACCAAAAACATGATGTAGAAATATCCGCAAATCGTCTCGTTTGAAATCCCCTGAGTCAACTGAGTTTCGGTTTTACTGGCGTCGGACATTTATCTATCGTAGAAGATAATGTATGGTGGCAAGTTTCTTGCGAACGGTGCAGATACGTGTGTCTATGACCCTCCTGTGAGTTGCGATCCTCCCACTCCAGGAATGAACGTCCAAAACAAAGTGTCACGGATTGTCTCGGTTACCTCGGGTGAACGCGAGAAACAAGAACTGCTTAAGAAAGTGTTAAAAGACATCGAACCTGTATTCCCACGGATTCGAGAGTTTGTGAACTTTGCGACAGATTCGTGCACGCCTAAATTCAAGCCTGAAGACGAACAACAATCCTGTAAAGTCAGAGGTCTTCAGAGCGGAGAACTCGTCAATCTCATCACGCCTAAACAAGGGAAGGACTTTTATCGATTGTTGGGCAATCCAGAGTTCAAGACCAAGTTTCCGATTGCCATGAAGCAACTTGTGATTGCAATGAGTTATCTGAATGAATATGGACTCATGCACACGGATTTACATGCCGGAAATGTTGCGTTCATGAACGGTCGTCTAGTCGCACATGATTGGGGACGATGCTTTGACAGCCGTAATGAGATAAAGCTCAATAGCTATTTAGATTGGGCGAAACGCACTAGTGGTATTGATAGTCGACCGGAGTATAAGTACATTATACCCATTCTCGAGAATACAAAATACTTCAAAGGTGTCATCAAACGAAATACGAAAGAAGGAAAAGAGAAACTACGTTTGGTGTTAACTCGGTCGTGGGATACTTTGGCATTGATAGGTGTATCTGAATACGACGGTCTCATTACTGGAGCAGATGTCAAACGGTTCTTACTTGCTTTTACGGGTATTGTAAATCAGGATACCTCACAGTTCTCAAACAATCTGCGTAAAATCATCCCTCTTGCGTACGAGGTTCCTGTGGCGGTTCCTGGGGCTCCTGTGGCTCCTGTGGCTCCTCTTCCAATGAAGGTCAAAAAGACACGAAAGGTCAAGTCGAAAACACGAAAGTTGGTTGCACCTGTGGTTCCACCTCCTGTGGTTCCACCTCCTGTGGTTCCACCTCCTGTAGAACCACCCAAGTCATTGCCTAAGTCCATGTATGTCAGTCCGTCTGTCTCAAATCAAGAAGTGGCTGAACTTCGTAAAGACATTGCAGTCTGTGATGAAGAAGTGGATGAGTTACGAAAGAAAGTCCAAGACATTGCAGCACTGACAAAGCTCGGTCCTCGACGAGGTGGAAGTATTGTTTCCTCCAAATTTGATCGGTGTGTCAAGAGTGTGCGAAAAACAGTGAAGGCTCGCAAGGGTTCGAATAAGGAATCGGCAGCGATTGGAATTTGCACCAAGTCAGTCTTACAAACACGAGGACGTACATTGAAACGTTATCGTAAAGGACGCTTGACTACGCAGAAATTGTAAGAGCTTGCTTAGCGGCTAACTGTTCAGCCTTTTTGCGTGTGCTTCCACTTCCGTAGGCTAAATGCTTTCCAGTCGCATCACAGACTGCAACTCGGATTTCATTCTTCTTAGGATCATTGGATAACATCTCGTAGGTCGGTGTGCATTTCAGATCACGTTGACAGTATTTCTGAAACAAGTCTTTGTAATTGGTTGCACCAGTCACGACTTCTTCAATCTCAACATAGGTCTCCATGACAGTGGTTACAAAGGCATACACGACCGCAAACCGATTTCCACAGTCGGTCCACAATGCACCAATAAAGGCTTCAAAGATATCACCTAGTTTCTTCGTATTGGTACGTCCTGCAATGGCAGGTGATTCTTCGTTATGACGACTAATGATGTAATACCGATCCAATCCAATCTGCTTGGACAATTGACCAATTCGCTCATTGTTTACGAGCTCTTTACGTGCATCGGTTAGAAACCCCTGCTTCTTCTCAGGATACTTTTTGCGAAGATACGTGGCGATACACACACCCAAGACTGAATCACCTTCAAATTCCAAACATTCATACGATTCATCTTGAAGGGGCATCACGCCTGCTGGACAAGGAGCAAGATGGGCAAGACGTCCGTCTGGTGTAGTGTAATCGGTTCTTCGAACATAGGTTGTATGGACCATGGCCGTTTGAAACATGCGTGGGTTGACCACCCTATAGTGAGGCAGCCCATGCTTGTGA